TCTTCGTTCTGTTCGAGCTTCTCATCCTTGTTTTGTTGGTTCATCATTGCTTTCATTCGGTCAAGATTAATTTTTTCTTGTGCCTGTTCTGCTTTTACATAGTCATCTTTAGCTCTGATGTCCAATTCTCTTGCTTTTAACTTAGCAATTGGGTCATTTCCGTACTCACCCATCAATTCTTGCTCTTCTTTTGCATAATCTTCAAACATTTCTGCAATTAAAACTGCTTTTCTAGACTCAATCTGCATATTTAACGCCATCATCTGTTGTTGAAGCTGCGGATCTTGTGCTAAAGCAGGATTTGCTTGCATCTGTTGCTGTATTTGTTGCATTTGAATAATTTGATCTTTAAATTCTACCTCAACTTGCTCTAATGCCATTAAACTTATGTGTTCAAAAATATTTTTTTGCATAGAAGCTGTTACCATTGGATTATTTCTAGCCATTGACGAAGTCATAAAGTTTAAATGAGCAGTAATGTGAGCTCTATGGTCTTGTCCTTTAAAAGCTTGGAAAGGTTTTCCTGCTAAAGCTTGAATTGCTTCAACACTCGGGTCCATTGGAACCGGTCTTGCTACAGGTTTTAAAATCATATCAATATTTTTTACACCGAGAGCTTCATACATTGCACGATACGCATTATACATGTTGTGCATTGCAGGATTAGATTGTGCTAATTGTAATTCTGCTTGAGCAATTGATATTCTTTGTGTCTGAGAAAATATATTTGGATCGGCGATCGGTAAAATATCTACCTTGTCATCAAAGTCTTGCTTCTTAATCACTCTTTGACCACCAACAACATCGTAAGGATATTGTTCTGGTAAATATAATTTAAATACTCGAGCAAGCATTTTAAACTCATTCTTAAGACTCACATAAATTCTTTTGTGAATCGCAGACATTGTTCTGCTTCCTCGCTCCAACAAGGCCACTGTCGTCCCCACTGCTGCTTGTTGGTTCCCATCTCCTACTTGAAGGTCAGCTGTGGACGCGAAACGCTGTCCGGCTGATACAACGACACCCATAAGCTGTAACAAAGTTTGTGACGGTTCCTTAAATGGTAGAGCCATGAAAGCATCTTTTATGTTTCCACCTGGAGCATCAACATCTCTAAATTCGCCTGGAGTTATGGATTGCGCGTCATCACGTATTCTGATGCCGCGCATCTTAAATCCTGCTGGTAGATTGGAGAGGGTACCAGCGTCTAGTAGTGATCTTAAAGCTGCTGTTGCAGTTCTTGATAGACCACCAATCATGTGAATTAATCCAAAACCATAAAAACCTAAACCGGGTAAAAATTTAAAATGTACAAAATAAGAAATTTTTTTTCTTAAAGGATCTCCTACTTCATAGTTTCTTCTAATGGATAATATTTCACGTGAGGCTTCTTCAATTGTTACAATGTATGGAAGTTTAACTCCTGTGGGTTGACCTTGTTGATCTCTATCTTCAAAACCTTCTAAATCTAAATCAACATGAAATTCTAAAATATTATAAATATCTTCGTCTTTTGTTTTTGTAATTCCTTCTAGCTCTCTTTCTTTTCTCTCTAGATCAGATTCAGTTTCTCCAGGTTGACCAATTTCTACATCTCTATAAAAACCAGATACCATTTGTTTTGTTAAATCATTTTCTTTAGTCTTAACTAAATGAACAACAGCTGTTGCATCTTCTAAAGATGTTGCACTATAAGGAACTACTAAATCTTCTGCAGGTACAAATTTTGAAACTGCTCTACCTAATAATTCATCATAGTAAACTTTTTTAAATGCAGATCCTGCAAGTGGTAAATAAAATAATAATTGATCAAACTCAGGTTCATATTCTTTCATTTGATCCATCAACTGGTAATTCATAAAATCTTTTACTCTAGTTGATTGCATTTCTTTTTCAGGAGAAGGAGCTCCTATGATCTGAGTTCTTACTGGTCCGTCGGCCGGGAGTAGTTCTTTGTAAGCCTGTGCTTGAAATTGTGTGACCGCTTCTGCAAGAACCGGGTGTGTAGCTCCTGCTGCACCAGAAAAAGGTTCTGTTCTATCTTCGTATTTAAATCCTAATAAATCTAAACCTGTGATGTAAGTTCTTTCCCATTCTTTACGGGACTCCTTGTAGTCCATGTAGTTTTGATTTAACTCTGAACCTAAAGGACCTAATATATCGTCTGGTAATAATTCTGCTAAATTGTCAAAGTGGTTTTCACTTTGAGCTTGATTAAATGCTCCAGGTTCAAAATTAATCTCCACACCGCCATCTTCGGTTGGGGTAATTTCTGTTTGTCCTGCGTTAGGTAACGTTTCAGTGATTTCTTCTTGAAGCTCGACTTGTTCTTCGGGCCCATCGATCTCGACCGATTTTGTTACTTCGGTTAACGACTTATCTATTTCTGCCATTTATTTTCTCCAATTGATTAGGTTTATCCTCTTTTGAATCATTAATCAAGCCTCGTGGATCAGGGCCACTCAAAGGCGGTATTTGATCTCTTTGAACATGTTTCATGTTTTTGACCAATGTTGGATTTTTCTTATATTTACTAGGATGTTTGAATACAAATGTCATTACCAATAAAACTTCTTTTTACGTTTGGGACCAGGTTCATCTTGATAGTCTTCCGGGTGTCTTACTAAACCACCTTGTCTGTATCTTAACAGAGCTTGAGTCGTGGAGTCAACTAAATCATCGTGGTCTCCATATGGAAACGCAGCACACTCTTCAACTAACTCTTGAGCAAATTCTTCTTTCAAAGGTGCCCACACTTGTCCGGCTTCGAACATAGGAGAGACTGCATTAACTCTTGCAATTTTATCTTGACCTTTTGATGGTGTAAAATTCATAGCAGGAATTCCCATCTGTCGTAATTCGTACATCAACGGAAGTCCTGATGCTTTCGCTTCTATGATAACTGTTTCAGGATTCCAATATTTATATTGTTCTAATGCAACACGACGAAGTTCTGGAAACTCTAACCTATCTTTAAATGAATCTAATAATATTAAATTAGGTCCGCTGTCCTCGTTCGGACGAAAGATTCCCCATGTTGTAATAGCAGAATAATCGGCGGTCTCTTTTTTAAGATACGCGGTATCATAACTTTGAATAATGTGATCGATAACTGGTAGATGATCATGCTCCCAATCTTTCCACCATTCTCTTTTGATTAGAGCTCCTTCTTCTGATGTTGGGTTCTGCATGTACTGCGCGTTCCATTTTGCAATACCTGTTGCCGCCTTTACAGATTCGAGGTCCTCGAGCTTCCAATATTCTGGCCAGACTGGTTTACCATTAGGCAAGATCGCAGGGAACTCAACAATGTCCCACTGATCGCCGTTCTCGTTTGACTGTGCATTTAATAATTTTTGTGTAAGATCTTTTGTTGACCAACGTGTCATAACCAAAACAATTCTTCCTCCTGGTTGAAGCCTTTGCCTCGGTCCACTAGTATACCACTCGTATGCTTTATCGAATGCATTTGGTGAGCTCACATCTTGCTCTGAATGTGGATCATCTATAATTAATAGATCAGCACCTCTACCGGTTACCGCACCTTGGACACCGACTGCAAAATACTCACCACCATCAGAAGTATTCCAACGTCCTGCAGCTTTACTATCTTCTTGGAGTCTTGTTTTAAAAACATTTTGATATTCACTAGAATCAATTAGATGTTTTGTTTTTCTACCAAAGTTTATTGCAAGCTCCGCTGTGTGAGTTGCTTGAATTATTTTTAATTTTGGGTTCTGCCCGATCATAAAAGCAGGAAGAAAGAATGATGCAAATTCTGATTTAGTATGCCTAGGCGGCATGTTTATAATTAGACGGGTCAATTCTCCGGTTGCAAGTTTATTAAATTTATCTGCGATCGTCTCGTGATGGGACCCCTCTATAAAATCTGGCCACATCTTTTTTACAAAAGTTAAAAAATTAGTACGAATTTGTTTAAGTTCTTTCCTTTGATGTCTTTGGATGATCTGAACCTTTATCTTTTTTCTTTCGATAGGATCTTCAATTTTATTTATATCTTGTACTGTTAGCATATAATTCAATATGGGTAGAAACTATTATACAGCAATGACTGAGTAAATCAAACTATATAGTCTATGTCTGGGACCCCTACTAGCCAAAGGGGGGATCGCAAAAAATGTTTCACGTGAAACCAAAAGTAATTCCTATTGGGACCCCTAGTGGTGGGTCCCGCCCACATGCTCTTATCTGCACAACCCAGAGTGGTATGCAGTTTCTGCATGGACTATCCTACAATATCCTATGCAAGAACTGCAATGCTATTCTTGCATAGGGTAGGCTTAACGAAACTAATTATTCATTTGTTTTAAAATCCTTTCTTCAATGTTATCTAATTGATTAACCATAAACTTTCTTCTTGTGCTTATGTTCTTCATACCTCGGTTAGTTATTTCTATTCTTAAACCAATATGATTTTTGAATAGCTGTCGAAGATCCGTGTTACTTGGATCACCAACAAAGTAAGATCGACCACCCCAACAGAAATCTAAAAACTTAGTTCTGAAAAGTAATTCATCGATAGTCTTTTCTGTGATCTCATTTACTCCAACTGACATCATCAACCAACCCAAAGTGTCCGCTTGTTTTCTTTGGTCGTCTTTTTCGAAACCCTTATCAAAATGTTTCAAGTTTTCGTATTGTACTATTAACATTGCGCTTCCTCCTTTTTATTTTGCTTTTCATAAAATTTGTTGAAAGCTTTTTCAGTAACTTTGGGCATAATATCTTCTACAAGTTTTTGTCCAAAGTCTCGTTCTTCTTTGTTGCCTTGGTCAATTAAAAAAGACCAAATTTCATTTGCTGAACCTAACCATCTTTTTTGGAATTCTTTTAATGTAAATTCCTGTTCGCCAAAAAATGCTTGGTTTATTTTTACTGTTTTAGTCATTGTATTCCTTTCGTTAAGTTAAATGTACTATAATTTATAGGATTTTATTTACAAGAAAATAATTCATTATTTTTAAATTAATTTTAGTGCCTGTGGATAACTTAACCACAACATATTGTTTTTTTATATGGGTGGGTCCCGCCCACACGCTCTTACCTAATTTTTTTTCGGTGGCGCGAGTGTGTTAATCTCGCGCCAAGTTTTAAGTTAGAATAATTTTAATTGTTTATCCTCACTTTCTTTTTTTGCTTCCATGAATGATTTATGTAATTGTTTATTCAAAAACAATTTACGATCTATTTCTCGTAATTTTATTTCTGAATATAAGAACAAACAAAAACCACCAATGATTAAAACTATGCCAGAATATAATAATATATCCATGTTACTTAGTCGGTGGTAAAGCTAATAAAGAACTTGGTATTTGTAATTCAATGTTAGCGGTTTTCATTTCCTTACTCAACTCAACTAATGTTGGTTGAATATGGCTTCCAGTATAAAGTATATTCAAACACTTTTTTCTTTTATTATCGAGTGCATGATATAACTTATGACCTTTCCTGACATGCTTTTCTGCTTCTTCGTAACAAACTTTTTTTAATTTTTTTGTTACATATTCTATTGGGTCTTCTTCCTTGACCTTAATAGAATTCATATCAGTACTCCAGTCTCTATGTCTTCTTAGCCCTGAGAACTTATCCTCTATTTGTTCTGCTACTTTTCTAGCTTCAACCTCAAGATCATGTTCTATTCTGGCTTTTTCATTTTGAAATTTCAGAAGTTTTTTAACTCTCTTATCTAGTTCTGAAATTAATTTATCAAACCCAAGTTCCTTTGCAAAGTGAGGTGCTTTCTTATCAGTTATATCACTTGCTTTGACATGGATTTCACTTTCAATAGATGAAGACACAGTATTAAATTCTTCATGCACAACATCTTTGTAGTGGTCAACGTGGTCTTTTCTTAATGGTTGCATAATGTATTCCTTTCTGTTTGAGTTATTATTACAACTGATTTGTTATAGGAAATTATAGGATAACAGTCAAACAAATAATTTAAAAAAACTAAAAAAAATTTTTCTTTTTTTTAGGGTGGGTCCCGCCCACATGCTCTGCTCTCTTTTAGGGAGGGTCCCGCCCACAGGCTCTTCTCTACATGTTGTGTTTTATTATTTTCTTGACACAAGATATAGTTATGCAGTTTTTGCATAGGATAATCTAGGAGGTGCGACAATATTGTCCTTTACATTATAGGATATTCTGTCATTATGGATTTGTCTTGTCAAGTTAAGTTAAACTACCTCTGGCAAACACTGAGGTGTTCGGAAGGTTCACCTCGATAAATATGAATCTTCCAAGGGCTAAGATCCTTGCACTGATTAGGTGATGCAAGGATCCTAGGCCTCGAGGATACCCTAAGAATTCCTCGAGGCTGATCCCTGGTCCTAGTGATTCGTTTTGCTAGCGTTGAGCGTATTTTGTGTAAGGCCTTGAAAATCAGTTGCACATAGACACTAGGACCTGGGATCAGAGTTCTGATCGAGCAATGTGCTCAAGCGTGATAGAGTTACGGTGTAGTGCCACCTGCTAAAATCCCCGCCGACATAGATGGGGCGTAATATGAAACAAAAATGCTCGGCACCTGGTGAACCCGAGGCTACACCTAGCGCCCTTATTTTTTTAGGGTGGGTCCCGCCCACAAGCACTAACCACAAGCTCAAAGGGTGGGTCCCGCCCACATGCACTAACCACTATATGTTGTGTCAATCACTTTTTAGTTGAAAAAAATTTTTTAAACGCTTGATATATTCCTATAATATCCTATATTAAATAAACAAACAGAAAGGAATATATGAGTCATTTTTATGGAGTCATTTCAGACTCTGCCAGAAAAACACAGCCCACGGCCCGAGCCCATCACGGGCTGACAGTCGAGGCTCAAAGCTGGCAAGGCAAAATAGTTACGACCCTGAGCCGTGAAAAGGATGGCGACCACTACGAAGTTTGGCGAAAGCCTCACATGAGTAGCGGCGGCGATTCTATGTTGTTGGCTAAGGGTAAAATCAAAGAATCCTGAACAAGGACAGAGGGCTGGTAGTATTCCACCAGCCCTCAAGCATAAATAAAAAAATTGGGTGGGTCCCGCCCACAAGCACGCACCATAGTCCACAAGTCGCAAGCACAGGCCTGGGTGGGTCCCGCCCACAAGCTCTGCTCTCGAGCCGCGACACTTTGTCCGTTGATTTTTGTGTAGGATATTATAGGACGCTAAACTTTTTGTAAAAATTTTAAGCTTGACAACATACCCGTGGCACACGGTTCTGCCTTCCCCTTAATTAGTTCTTCTATAAACCTTCCCTCATAAAGTTTTATGGCTAAAGGACCGAGGGCCTTTAGCATGATGAAACTATTGTTTGGATGAGTCAGATGAAAGCCAATTTGATGTGGAGAAAAAAGAATTTTTTTAGCTTTTTTTAACTTTAATTCGACGGTAAAAAAGTGGCCAGAAGTATTGTAGCCCAGTAGATCAGGAGTCCCATGTGCAGCACTATTTTCCACGCGTGTAAATGATAATTCGCAATTATTTTTAGTGTTGAACGTCTTAATTTCATGCCAGAATTTAGTCTCACCTTTAATCATTTTTTAGGCTAAGTCCGTTACTCTCTGGCTAATCAATTTTTTTTATGACTTCACCCATATTCCACTTAGATTTATAAACTGTCATCACCAATCTATGAGATTCCCGGACGCCAAGTAATTTGTTCTCCATTAATTTAATATCCTTGATATCAAACATCTCGCCATTGGGCATGCAGATCTGCACTCTAGCTTCTTGCACTACGGGTGACTTTAAGAATTTATCTAAGACTTTCCTTAATAGCTTTCCTGTTACCATCACTTGAACATATACCAAAAATAATTTATATTGCAAGTCATGGGTTTACCAAAAAGACTTACAGAAAAACAAATTAAGTTCGCTAATTTAGTAGTAGCAAGTGAAGGTAGGAAGACTGCTACCGACTGTGCTATCGAAGCGGGTTATGATCCTAATTCTGCCTATGTTTCTGCCAGTAAGCTTCAAAACCCATCAATGTACCCTCTAGTTAGTCAGTACATAGGCAGGTTAAGAAGTGAGAAATTAAAAAAATACGACATCAGTATGGAATCACACTTAGGAGAACTGGGCCAATTAAGAGACGAAGCAAGAGAATCAAAAGCCTGGAGCGCTGCTATCAACGCTGAAGTTGCTAGAGGTAAAGCCGGCGGCTATCAAAACAATACCAACCTACACCTGCATAAAGACTTAGATACGCTTGAAGAATCTGAGTTAGATAAAATGTTAGAAAAAGCTTTGAAGAATTTCAAACCTATCATTGATGGCACTGCAGAAGTAGTTGAGGAATCTAAAGAGTAATCTTCTCTAATTTAACAATACATCCCAAAGGAAATATATTACGGTCTGAAAATGAAACGTCTTTATCTTCATATGATGCGAATGTCCAAACGAATTTTTTATTTCGTTTGTAAATGTATGCATGCGTTATCATTTTGCTGCATTCGAATTTATCAAATTCTTCTATTGATGCATGGCCTGCGTCCCCCGTTATATCGATCCACTCGAGGCGGTAAAAATAATACTTCTTCGAACCGATCACGACGTGTTTAAACTTGGATTTCTTATTTCTACGCATATCTACTTATAGCACCTATAGTTTTTTTCTCTAGGGCACATTTTTTTCAAAAACATTTTCTTATGCGCGCGTACGGGTTTGCTAAAAGTGTTGATTTTACTGGATTGTAACCACTGTAACCACATTGTAACCAAGATTTGTTACAAAATTATGGCCTAGAACCGTTGGTATCTGCCAATAATAGTTGATTGAATGTCATTGTAACCATTGTAACCACGATTCGTAAATTGAAAAACAAAAAAATTTTTCTGGCAAAAAAAGTCTATAGGTAAATACCTGCCTTTATTGTGACTTATTTGCAACACATTGTTGTATTTTAACCACAATCCTGACAATATCCCTTAAAACTACTGCTTTCATTCTTGTATAAAAATTGCTCACAATCTTTTGCCTTACAAAGGATAATACCTTTTATATCTACCTTTGGCTTTTTGACTACATGAGAGGTCTTCTTATCCAATTGAGTCTTAACGGCTATGTGCGTGCTTCTATCTCCCATTAATGTAACCTTTTACTACCTTTAATTTTCTCAAAATGTGGCCCCATTAAAAAAAGACTCAAATCTTTAAATTCTTTCATAGTCATCTCGTGAATTCGCATAGAAGGAATTCTTTTATTCATCTCTTTTTTGGCTAATTTCCATTGATCTTCTGTAAATTCTTGTAGTAATTTTAACTTATCTTTCATTTTTCTTCTCCAATTTTTTTATTGCTTCATGAATTTTTTTACCCAATGTTTTATCGTCAGCATCTAAATTACCACCCATAGATTTAACAGTCAATATGCTCATCATAGAATGAAGTTCATCCTCGGTCAATTCTAGCTTAATTGTTTTCATAGATCCCCCGTAGCTGATACAAATGTAACTCGTCTGTAACTACCATTCTCCTTTTGCCATGATGTGCAAATTTCCATTTGAGTTGCGTCACTAGGCAAATTTAATTGTACTGTTTCGTTCAAAATATGATCCGAATCATTAGCTTTACCGCTACGGAAAGTCGATTGTTCGTAATATTTTATTTTAAATGTATTCATATTCATCCTTTCGTTATTAGTGTTTTTCTTTTTAAAAAAATCATCACCATTACAATTAATTAATTTTGATCTGTCATTGTTAGGTAAGATATTTTTAATTGTATCTTCTATTATTATATTTTTTTTATCTTTCATATAATATCC